TGTGTTGAAGGAAGAAAGAGAAGAAAACTAAAATTCTTCTAAAAGGTGAAAACACTTCTTATTGATGGAGATAATTTATTCAAAATCGGATTCCACGGAGTCCGAGAACTATATGTCGATGGTAACCACATCGGAGGTGTTTTTCACTTCCTCAACACCCTTCGTAAGCAGTTGGACGAAAACGAGTACGACAAAATCATTGTCTTTTGGGATGGTAAAGGAAACTCAAATGTTCGACGTGAAATATATCCTGCTTACAAACTAAATCGCCGTAATGATATGAACGAGCAAAAGCTCGAGTCATATTATTGGCAAAAATCCCGAGTTAAGGAATATCTTGAAGAATCTTTTATCAGACAAGTTGAAGTAGATGGTAATGAATCTGATGATTTGATTGCATATTACTGTCAAATTTGTGGTGATGAAGAAGTTACTATTTTTTCATCAGATAAGGATCTACTTCAACTTATTTCAGATAATGTGAAGATCTATTCGCCAATCAAAAAGTTTTATTACAAAAAAGGAGACTTTGTCCGATTTGGGGAATATGAAATTCCACATGAAAATGTGTTGGTTACCAAAGTTTTGATGGGTGATAAATCCGACAATATTGATGGTATAAAATCGCTCGGAGAAAAAACATTTGTAAAACTTTTTCCTGAGGTACTTGATAACGTACTTTCTGTTGATGATATTTTAACTAAGTCTCGTGAACTAATTGCAAACGAAAACAAAAACAAAGTTTTAAAAAATATCATCGATGGAAACACAAAAAGAGGTGAGTTGGGTGAAGAGTTCTACACTGTTAACAAAACTCTTGTGGATCTAAAAAATCCACTGATAAGTGAGGAGGCTAAAATCATAGTTGAGTTATATTTTTCTGAAAGCTTGGATCCCGAAGGTCGAGGTTCTCGAAATATTATTTCAATGATGACACAAGATGGTTTCTTCAAATATCTACCAAAAAATGATGATGCTTTTGTTGAGTTTCTAAAACCGTTCATGAAGCTGTCACGTAAAGAAAAACGAAAATTCAAACAATCTAACTAAATCTAAATTTTATGAAAGAAGAATCCTTAGTAAAAATGGAGTTTCTTTTGACTCTGAATGATAACTTTGTTGTTCAGCGTTACTACAATGTACGTAACTATAATCCACAAGCACGTGCATCTGTTGAACTTATTAACCTTGTACGTGAAATTGATCAGATTCTGTCTGATGATCTCAAGATGAAAACTGTCATGTATATGATGGACAATCAGGATTCTATTATTGAAGATCCTGAAGTCTTGAATACATCAAATACTGACGATGCGGAGTGGTTTCATATGTACATTAAAGTCGGTGATGAGGTGATTTTCCACCGCGTAATCGACGCAAAATTGTTTCCACCCAAAGTAAGATATACCGTTGACGTCCGTCCCCACCTGAAAGAAATTCTAAGAGGTTTGACAGAAATTTTCAGTTCTGAAAATTTAAGTACGGACTACTTGGGATATCAGTTAGCTCGGTAATATTTAGTATATACAAGCGACTCTATGAATAAGAATTTTGACTATCTCGGAAATACATTTCAACTACAACTAATCAATCAGCTAATCACAGACAAAGAGTTCGCACAATCCATTATCGATGTTTTAGAAGCAAGTTATTTCGACAACAAATACTTCAAACTAATCGTTCAAATGATACGAGAGTATCATTCGAAGTATCAATCTTCACCAAACTTTGAGACCTTAGAACAAATTGCTAAGACAGAAATCTCACAAGAGTTGGCGTTAAAGATTGTTGTCGATACAATCAAACAAGTACAGGACGCTCCATTCGAAGGTTCTCCATTTGTACAGGAAAAAGCTCTTAAGTTCTGTAAGCAACAGGAACTCCAAAAGGCTATGGACAAGGCACAAAAAATCATCAATCAAGGTGATTTTGAGTCCTACGATCAAGTCGAAGGTATGGTAAGAGAGGCATTACAAGTTGGGGAAAGAGAGACAGGTATTATTGAGATTTTTTCGGGTTTAGATGATGTCCTTAACGACGATTTCAGACATCCTATCCCGATGGGTATTCCAGGTATCGATCGTCTCTTAAAGGGAGGATTGGCAAAAGGTGAGATTGGTGTAATCTTGGCACCCACAGGGGTTGGTAAGACTACTCTAATGACCAAGATTGCAAACTCGGCATTCAACATGGGATACAACGTACTTCAAATCTTCTTTGAAGACAATCCAAAAATTATTCAAAGAAAACATTTCACCATTTGGACAGGAATTGAGCCTGACAATCTCTCAAATAGAAGAGATGAGGTTATGTCAAAAGTGGAGGAAATTAAGAACACAATGCCTAACAAGCTCATCTTGAAAAAACTTCCTTCGGATACGGTTACAATGAATCAAATCAAGAACCAAGTACGGAAGATGATTGCTGATGGAACCAAGATCGATATGATCACTTTGGATTATATTGACTGTGTTGTTCCTGAAAACGTAAAGACGGATGAGTGGAAGGCTGAGGGTTCTGTAATGAGACATTTCGAGGCTATGTGTCACGAACTTGGAATTGCTGGATGGACTGCAACTCAAGGTAACAGATCTTCAATTTCATCGGAAGTTGTGACGACTGACCAAATGGGTGGATCTATTAAAAAGGCTCAAGTCGGTCACGTAATCATATCGGTTGCTAAGACACTTCAACAAAAAGAAATGAAGTTGGCTACCATCGCGATTACAAAGTCTCGATTAGGTCAAGATGGTATTGTTTTTGAAAACTGTAAGTTTGATAATGAACTTTTAGTTATTGATACAGAGTCTTCAGTAACGTTCCTTGGATTTGAGGAGCAACAAGAAGAGAAGAAGAAAGATCGTGTGAAAGAACTACTCGAAAAGAGAAAGTTGAGAGAACAAGGGTCTAATCTTTAAATCTCATGAAAATTTTAAATAAACAAAATAATAAAACAAAACTATGGATAATCTTATGAATTTATCAATCACTGACAATCGTTTCGTGATCAAACGAACCGGGGAAAAAGTTATTTTTGAATCTGAAAAGATCAAAAGAGCGGTACTTAAAGCAATGGAAAGTATCGACAAAGTTGATATGGAGATGGCTGAAAAAATTGCACGTCTTGCAACTAAGGGTCTTTTTAGAGGTGATAAGGATCGTATTCCTCATGTCGATGAAGTTCATGATATGGTCGAAAATAAACTTATGGACAATGGATTGAATGATGTTGCTAAAGAGTATATCATTTATCGATCTAAACACCGTCCCAACTTATTTTCAAAAAGAGTTAATCTAAAACCATATGAGTATCCAGAGTTAGTTCAATATGTTGATGCTATTCGTCATTCATATTGGGTACACACAGAGTTCAATTTCACTTCTGATATTCAGGACTTCAAAGTCCATTTGAATGAAAAAGAACAATCTGCGGTTGAAAGAGCTATGTTGGCAATTTCTCAGATTGAAATTGCTGTCAAAACATTTTGGGGGGACATCTACAAAAAGATGCCTAAACCTGAGATCGGAAGTGTTGGTGCGACTTTCGCAGAATCAGAAGTTAGACACGCGGATGCGTATTCACATCTTATTCAACTACTTGGTTTGAATAGTGAGTTCGAAAACCTTTTGGAGATTCCTGCAATCCGTAGAAGAATTAAGTATTTGGAAAAAACAATCGCAAATGTAAAGTCGATAGAAAATCAGGATTACTTTGAGTCAGTTGTTTTGTTCTCAATGTTTGTTGAGAACGTATCATTGTTCTCACAGTTTTTAGTGATTATGTCTTTTAACAAACACAAAAATGTTTTAAAGGGTATCAGTAATGCTGTAGAAGCAACATCCAAGGAGGAAAACATCCACGCAGAGTTTGGATTTGATTTGGTTAATCTTATTAAAAAAGAAAATCCAAGTTGGTGGACACAAGATTTGATTGAAGATTTGATTGACGCTACTCGTGATGCTTACGAAGCTGAATCTCAAATTGTAGATTGGATTTTCGAAAAAGGTGACTTAGATTTCTTAACTAAGGAACAAACTATGGAATTTATCAAACATCGTTTCAATATTTCATTAAACGCTATTGGTATCGATAGTATCTTTGATGTGAATCAAAAAGCACTTGAAACTACTGAGTGGTTTGACGACGAAATTTTGACAACAAAACACACTGATTTTTTCCATAAAAGAAGTATCAATTATAGCAAAAAGGCTAAGTCAATCACGTTGAATGACTTATTTTAATAAAATAAAAACAAAAAGATGAATAATAGAAAACCATTTGATTGGATAAATGATGAATCGATGACCTTTCTCCGTAGGGGTTATCTAAGTGAAGGTGAACAACCTTTAGAAAGAATTCGTGTGATTGCGGACCATGCAGAAAAACTTTTAGGTATTGATGGTTTTGCTGATAAGTTTTATGAATATATGGGTAAAGGATGGTATTCTTTATCCTCACCTGTATGGGCTAACTTTGGTAAAAAACGTGGACTACCTGTAAGTTGTTTTGGTTCTAATATTGGCGACAACATTGAATCTATTTTATACACACAGGCTGAAGTTGGTGAAATGAGTAAGATGGGTGGTGGTACCTCAGGATATTTCGGAAACATCCGTGGACGAGGTGCTGAAATCACTGACAACGGTCATGCTCCAGGATCAGTACATTTCATGAATTTGTTTCAAAGTGTGGTTGACAATATTTCACAAGGATCTACTCGTCGTGGACGTTTCTCACCATATCTTCCTGTAGAACACCCTGACATTATGGAGTTCTTAGAGATTGGAACTGAGGGGTTCCCAATTCAAGATCTTACACACGCTGTTACCGTTACTGATCAGTTCATGAAGGAAATGGTCGAGGGAGACGAAGATAAACGTGCTATATGGGCTAAAGTGATTCAACGTAGAGGTGAGATCGGTTATCCGTATATTATGTTTACCGATACCATGAACAATAAAGCTCCTGAGGTATACAAAGATAAAGGTATGAAAATTTACAACTCTAATCTTTGTTCCGAAATTGCACTTCACAATTCTGAAGAAGAATCTTTTGTTTGTGTTTTGTCATCTATGAATCTACTTCATTACGACGAATGGAAAGACACTGATGCTGTTGAGTTGATGGTATATTTCTTAGATGCGGTTGTTACTGAGTTTATCAGTAAGATCGATGATATAAGAACTAATGGAACACTTGAAGGTCAGAGAGCTTTTTTCTACCTACAAAAAGCGTACAACTTTGCTAAGAGACAAAGAGCATTAGGATTGGGAGTTTTGGGATGGCACTCATTACTTCAATCTAAAGGGTTACCTTTTGATACAAAAGAAACTGCAAAGTTGAATGTTGAAGTGTTTAAATTGATTCGTGATAAGTCGTACAAAGCATCTGCGGAACTTGCAGAAATTTTTGGTGAACCTGAAACCCTAACAGGATATGGAAGACGAAATGTAACTTTGAATGCTATCGCGCCTACTACATCCTCGGCATTTATTCTTGGACAGGTTTCACAATCAATCGAACCTATTTGGTCCAACTGTTATGTTAAAGACGTTGCTAAGTTGAAAGTTACTATTAAAAACCCTGTTTTGAAAGAACTACTTTCCAAACTTGGAAAAGATAACAAAGCGACTTGGGATAGTATTAAAAAGTATGATGGGTCAGTTCAACATCTTGATTTCTTGACTGATGAACAAAAGTCTGTATTCCGTACATTTGCGGAAATCAATCAGGCTTCGATTATCAATCAGGCTGCGGTACGTCAGGATTATATTGACCAAGCACAGTCTCTTAACCTTATGGTTTCTCCTGATATGCCAACGAGAGATATTAATAAGTTGTTGATAGACGCTTGGCAGTTGGGAGTTAAAACCCTGTACTACCAACACTCAATGAACTCGGCTCAAGCTTTCGCGAGAAAGAAACTAAATCTCAATGATCTACAGTGTGTTGCTTGTGAAGGATAAACCCATCAATAAGACACATATAAGGTTTTAATGAATGAAAAACCCATCACAAACGTGGTGGGTTTTTTTATTTCATAAAATTTTTCTTAGTTTATATTTATCAGATATGGCAGAAGGTATTACATATGGTTTAATTTTTCCATTCAATGACTCAGTCACTGGTGATTTTTTGGAATTGAGTGAAACCCAATATCAACAAATTCGCAGTGATCTAATTCATTTGTTACTAACAAGAAGAGGTTCGAGATATTTTTTACCTGATTTTGGAACTAGATTATACGAATTTCTTTTTGAACCATTTGACGGTTTAACTTTCGATGCTATAGAGGCTGACAT